AGCATAACACCTAAGGAACGTGAACGCCTTGTGGTAGCTATGACTAGACAAGGTGAGCGTGCAAGACGTAGCCTTCAGCGTTCGGGTGTAGCAGGATGGGATGCCGACGTTGTTCGTAGTATTTCAGAACATCTAGAAACAGCAGGTCATATTGCAGGTAAGACACGTTACCGCCATAGGCTTAACCGTATCATGCTTGATAACAGCATGTGGAGAGGTAACCCTGAAAAGCTTAAGCGTCTTGAGAAAGCAATGCTTGATGCTGAGCGCAGTGGTAACCAAGAAAGAATTAAGATTGCTCGTCAAGAGTATGATTCTTACGCTTCTATGTACCAGTATAGTGCTGACGTAGGTGCTAACAAAACTGTGAATGTATACTCAGAGAGTATTACAGGTAGTTTCCAGCAGGAAAGAAAGTCTAAGAAAGTTAAGACTGAGGGTAGAGGTGAAGTCTACCGTGAGGAAGCTAAGCGTTTGTTAGCTTGGTATTCTGATGCAGCCAACATTGACCAGTCTACTGAAGACGCATTTTCAGGTGAGTACGGTTCTAAATTCAAACTCTACGCAGTTCTATTCCAGTTGGGTGGTTCATTCGCTACAGCATTTATCAACGCTATATCGATGGTTACCCACAGTATTCCTTACCTATCCACATACAATCCATACCGTGGTTACGGTGGAGGATTTGGTATTACCAACTCTGCGGCGGCTATGACTCGTTCAGCAACGAATATGAAAAGTCCTAAACTAGCCGACTATGCTTATGTGAATGAGGTGGCTAATAGTTCAGAGCTACAACAGCAACACGGTCTAACACAGGATGAAGCCGAAGCCCTCCGAGACGCAACAGCGGAAGGTGTACTACAAGCAGCACAGTTCAATGCATTGGTAGGTACAGCTAGGGGTGGTGTTAAGAGTAACCAGTGGTCAGCAGGTATTAAAGCGTGGATGAGTATGTTCTCTTTCACAGAGCAGTTAAACCGTAGAACCACATACCTTGCGGCTTACAGATTAGAAAGAGATAAACAACTAGCAGCAGGTGCTACACAGGCTGAAGCACAGGAACGTGCAGCAGAGTTCGGGCGTAAAGCAGTGAACACATCACAGGGTGAATACGCTATGTATAACCGCCCAGAGATGGCTCGTGGTAATTTGTTCCAATACATCTTTATGTATAAGCAGTTCGTTATTGTAACTGTGCAGTTGATGAGAGGCTTGGCTCCAAAAGAAAGAGCCATGATGCTTGGTTTGCTTATCCTCATGTCTGGTATCAAAGGTCTACCATTCGCAGATGACTTGATGGATTTGGTTGACACATTGGCTCAGAAGTTTGACATCAAGATGGCAAGCGCAGAGAAAGAAATTGCTGAGTTAATTGACTACCTTGCACCGGGGGCAACACCGTTAGTCATGCGTGGTATCCTTGACTCATCAGGTGCTACCTTCTCAACCAGACTTGGCTTCGGTGATTTGATTCCGTTGACTGGTATGTTTAAAGCAGGTGGTGACCCATGGCGTGAAGCTTCAAACTTCCTCGGTCCAATGTGGAGTGCTATCACACAGACAGCAGCTACTGCATCTAACCTAACTCGATATGGTGCGGAAGTAGTAGGACTTAAACCAGACCTAACTACCTTTAACGACATACTGAAAGAATCTCCTGCGGCAGCAATACGTTCAATCGCAGATGGTTATACTTATCTATCAGACGGACGTATTCAAAATGCTAGAGGTAGTATCATCGACAGAGATGTTGAGTGGTATGTAGGTGTAGCTAGGATGCTAGGTTTCTATCCTGCATCAGCAACATTCCAGAATGATTTGATTCGTATGGACAGACAAGTAGATGCTTATGTTAAGTCAATTAAGATGAGCCATACTCAAGCGTTTGTGAAAGCAATGATTGATGGTGACACTCTTGCTGCGAACAACATTGTCAGGATGGTAAACGAGCATAACCAAGAGTGGCGTGGTACGGAGTATGAGATTAGAAACTTCCGTGGTAGCGCAATGAGGTCTTACCGTATGCACAGTCAACCATCATTACTACGCTACAGAAAGTCAGCACCTGTAAACATCAGAGAAGATATTGACAGGCTAATGGACATCTACGGTATAGACCCTGCTGATATTTAATCTTTATTGACTACTTGTAGTTGACCGTAAGCTAAGTCATCAGCCGCTACATCAGCATTCTCTAATAGATTCTGGAAGCGTGGGTGTGTTAGGTTCAAACCAATCACATAGGTCTGCGCTAGTTTAACTGGCGTATCCTTACCCATTGATGCTTTCTCTGACTTAGGAGTAGCAATCGCATTCTCCTCAGCAAGTTCCTGTTTGAATGTCTTGTAGTCAGCTCCGCGTACAGACAACCATTTACGGAAGTGAGTACGGTCAATCATCATCGTACCTATATCAAATGGGTCTGCTGCAGATTTACGGTATACATCAAGACGTACACGGATGTCGCCTCTAGGCATACGACTGAAGTCAGGCTGTGGTTTCTGTCCTGCTGTGTGCATTATAGTTACCTGTGCGTCAGCACTATCAGCCATGTACTCTGCAATCAAATCGAATGCATCAACTTGATTCTCTTGTACAGTTCTACGGATAGCACCAATCTGTGCCAGTACCCATTCAGTTGCCGCTTCGTAATTAAACTGGATTAGATTCCATTCAGTTGCTAGCTTCATACCTAGGTCAGCTAATACAATCGCTTGTTCCCAATAGCGTTCTTGCCCTGAGAAGTTTGCTTTGTATCGCTTACGGAATGATTCAGACGCTTCAGCAATAGCAGCTTGGATACCTTCTTCACCCATCTCAAGTAGGTTCTTGATAAATACACGACCTGCATGACCATAGTTATTATGGATGCTCTCGTATATCTTCTTACCTACATCAGTATTCCTAGTGAATAAAGGTGATGATGGTACTGTTACCTCTAGTAGTCGAGCCATCTGTGCATCAGTATCTAGACCGGATGCAATCAGCTTACTTTGTAGAGACTTGTTGGTAGATACTATGACTGGTGTTGCCCATGTCTTAGCGTCACGTTCCTCAGCGTTACGGTTGAGTCGTGCCTTATCTCTACCCTGTGATACCCAATAACAGAAGTCGCCCACCTCTTTGTCGTTCATCATCGTTACTTCGTCGATGGTAAGCGGGAGGTTTGCGTAAGTACCTAGTCGTGTGAACAAGCTGTTCTGTGTGTACTTCGCAGCGAAATGCAACTTATCAGGATTGCCATAAATTGACTGCCCCCAATACTGAGCGAGTGTTTTACCACCGCCGGTAGGGCCGTAAAGGGAAACAGTCAAACCTTTGAGTCCAGTAAAATTGTAGAGTGGTGCAGAGAAGGCAACACCTAATGCAAACATATGTGTGTGCAAATGTCCTTTCTCTAACACGCTGGTCAATGCTGACCATTGCTCTGCTGAACCCTTAACATTATATAATTCAGCACCCTGCCTTTGCATTGCAGATGCTAGATTGATTTCTTCTTCGGCAACGACACCATTGGCGTCGCGTCTTACTAATGTGTTTCCTAAGACAAATGCCGTGTTGTTTTCTTTCCAACCCATAGTCGAATATAGGTTAGTCATCCTACGGATTTGTCTCAGCTCATCCATATATGTTCGTAACATAAGCTGAAAATACTCCGTTTGTCTTTTGTTATATAGCACTATTCCTTGGTCTGCTATAGCTGTAGCAAACTCTCTGCTTCCCTCAGTTAGGTATGCTTGTCTTAGGACTAAGTCAGTCCATCCAACGTGAGTTCTATACCAGTGGTATCTAACTGTTTCATACCCTAGTGATTCATCCATACCATACGCTACAGGGTATATATCAAACTTACATACATCTATATCTGTATCGTCAATGGTTACTTTGATACCATCTTTGGTACGCTTGAATGGTTTAGGGATAGGTATTGTATTAGCAGTCGCATCAGGTGCTTCTTGTGATACAGCTACTTCTTGGTATTGAACACCTAGTCTAGCAGGTGAACCAATCTTGCCTTTATATTTACAACCCTTACATCCGTTCGGTCTATCAATCTCAAACTTCGCACAGGTTGCCGGTCCTGTTGTGGACTCTTTCCAGTGAGTAAGTTTGGATATGGTGTCTCGCTCACTAAACTTTGGGTGGTTGTTACTCCACTCTAGTGCAGTGTTCTCAGGGTCAACGCAGTATGCAGCCACACCGATTAGGTCATACCATAGTGGTTCATCAACTTGGTCTTGATTATCAATCGCCCAGTTAATCTGCTGACACTTACTAGCAACAACAGAACCTACAGCGGATGGGAAGTCTTGCTTGACTGCAAGGTTATCTAACAACGAGTTCTCACGTTGTTGTCTCTCTGGTACCGGGGCCTTGTAGTAATAACTTAGCTTGTCTTTTAGTGTCAAACTTTTGACAGGCTCAGCATCCACCAACAACTTTACCGTATTACCGTTCTTCGGATTACGGGTACCGACAGGTCGCAACACTAATGCACTGTTCGCAGTTAGTCCTGCATCGATTTCAAACTTCTTATGTATAGCGGCAGACTTCATAGCCTCTGCCAGTGGCTTCCATTCTTCTGGTTCTAGTTCTTCTTCTAATACCCAGTAGACATGTAGTCCGTTACCTGAGTGGACTATCATAGGTTTTGGTAACTGTAACTCAGCTACAAACTTTCCCAATGCAGATAAGCCTTCCTTCCAATCTGCAAACGGTTTGTTCTCACCGCAGTCTACATCAATAGCAACAACCTTAGTTGCTCTGACATTACTTTGTTTTCTATTACCTTTTTCTTTAAATGCAGAGATTGCGAAGTAAGTATTATTATTAGTCTTATCTAATCTCTCACATATTTTTGCGAGTTCTTCTACCGTGTCAAAGAATCCTTGTTGCCTACCATCAGGGTTTATCACTGTGGTTACATAGAATCCTTGGTCCGGCAGGACTCGCTGAAGAAACTCCAACGTGTTCATATTTGCCCTACCTTCAAAAACTGGTGGGGAAAGGAGGAGACTCGGTATGTCTGACCTTATTCACTCCCTTCCCCGTTACCTAGTTTACTCGTTGTTACCTAAAATTTCAAGGAGCCTTTGGAAGCGTAGCTTCTGCTCCAACGCAATAACATCTGGTTGAGGCCACCCATCATTCAAGATGATAAGTAACCGTCTAAGAATGTCACGCACTTTGTCATCATTCTTCTTGCGTAAAGGTTTCCCTTTAACCCAACCGTAGTATGTCATGCGTGACACGCCCATCAACTCAGCCATGTTACTGGTTGTTAAGAGCATATGCTTCCTTAAAGCCTCCACTTTCTTAAAGTCTAGAGGCGAAGGATTAGTCATCAGCAAAGTCTCCAACTAGTTTAGCAATCTCAGCTGCCAAGTCATCAGCACCTGCATCAGCAACTGGTGCTGCTTTAGGTTCTTCTGCTACTTTCTTAGGCTTAGGTGCTTCTTCTACAACTGGTTCTTCTACAACCGGTGCAGCAGGAGCAGGCTTCGTGACAACTTCTTCTTCGATGTTGACCGATGCTTCTTCGACATGTTCGGAGTCACCGTCTTCGATAGTGAATCCAACTTCTTCACCGAATCCAAACTTACCTGCACCACTAGAGCCTTCTACATATTCAATTACTTGAACTGCTCGTAGACGTAGAGTGACACCTGCACCAATGGAAGGTGACATATAGAATGAAGCTGCACCATTTACCTTGACTACAGACCCACCATAGATGTTGTGCTTAGCCATCATCTGACCCTTAGCATCAAACACAGCAGGTTTATACGCCGCCTTAGATTTGAATTTGATGATTACATTGCCAGTAGGCTCACCAGTTTCATCATCAATCTCATCCTCGAAAGGAAGTGGTGCTTGCTTCTTAACTGTCTTACCTGAATCAGTAAGTGCCTTGATACCTGCAAGTAACTCAGCCTTGATAAGGTCAGTCACAGGTTTCGCTTCGTCTTTAGGTAGACATAGGTTTACTTTGTAGTGACCCTGCTCGTCAAACTTAGTATCGGGAGCAGAGATGTATGGGTAGTAAGCTGTACCCTTTGGTGTTGTAAAGACTTTATTCGCCATTTGAACCTCCTAGTTCATTTTCGGTTTGATTAAATCCTACTTCTTCCATAAAGCCAAAGTCGGAAGCGGTAGGTGTTTGCCCACTTGTTACAGCAAGTTCTCCAGTGATAATCCTCACGTCATCAGAGCCGATAAGTTTATCGACATTACGCTGTGACTTAGCATCAACGAAACCACCAAAAGAAAACTTCAGTTTAGGGAAGCGTACTTCTGTATCGAAAGAGATTGTGGTTACTGCAATGTCAGGAGCAATGCCCCTAGTCATCAACGTCTTCTGATAAGCATTAAGATTACTTAGAGAAGATGGTGTAACTTGTAACAGAAGGATGTCTCCATCTGTCTTGTCCGCCATAACTAACGCAAGACGCTTTTGGTCTGCACACGCTTTAATCTTGCGTCCTTCAGGCGTAACCTTGGAACCCCATGCGTTCTGTGGACATGACGCACAGAGGTCATTCTGTTGTAGAGGACTCTTCTCATGTGGTGTTTGACCATTGAGTGAGAAGCAGTCAGGAGTAGAGGTTTCCCTATCCTCAGTATAAGCACTCTCGTACCAGACCTTCGACAGATGTGGATTAGCACCAACGATTACTACGTCTAAACTTGTTTGTTCAAGTTGTGCATCGCCTAAGTCTGTAGAGATATGGAAGCGAGAGTTCTTAATAGATAGTTTAGAACCAATCATCAGTCTTCTACTTTTGCTACAGGTTTACGGACGTTAACGTCTATGCGTGTGCCATAGTTAACGCCAGATGGTACGGACTTATTCTTCTCAATATATCCTCGTACCGCTGTTTTACTTACTCGCTTCTCTAGCATATCGTATGCATCGTTCTCCTTGATATAACCAAGGACTGCATCCCAGTCTGCTACTTGAGCAAAGTCTGTAGTGGTTAAGAACGCAGTACCGTGGTCAGTCTTAAAAGACTTAACACCTTGGTCATCTGCTTTCTCTTTCAGCCATGCCTCAAGCTTTGCCATATTGTCTTTGATGCCTTTGACTTTTTGTTTAGTCTCAGCTTCAATCGCTTCTTTTTTACCGCGTAGCTTGAGGTATGTATCTATGACTGTATCGACAGTCAGAATTAAATCAGCCATGTCATTACCTCGTTTCATTTTGTATCAGGTCTAGTAGTAAGCCCTGAAGTTTCTGTTTATTTTTAAGCCGTTCATACATCTTATACTCAAGGTCAGTAGCCTCTATGTGTACGATGTTTGATACATGCTTCTTACCAATCCTCTCTATCCGACCATTCGCCTGAACATATTGTTCGTTGCTTGTTACCGGCCCATACCAGATGACAGTAGATGCTGCCGTCAAGGTTAGCCCATGAGCCATGGTTGCAGGGTGAGCAATCAAAACGTGAGGTTCCTTCGTGTGTTGGAAGTTATGGAATATCTCATTACGCTTGGTAGCAGATACCTCTCCATTAACTACACCAACAGTCCAATGCTTAGAGAGTTCCCTCTCAAGCATATGCAACGTACCTGTCAGTGGTACGAATACAATTACTTTACCGCCTACTTCATCAATCACCTCCTTCACTAAGTTAACTCTAGGTTTGCAATCAACTTCGATGTGGCTGCCGTCATCTCCGTAGACAACACCACAACTTATTTGGATTAGTTTCTGAAGCTTGACCGCTTCGTTAACAGCAGTAATCGTCTCATCAGCAGAAAGTTCTGTGATAAAATGACGTAACATTTTTTGATAATGTTCCTTCTGTTCTTTAGTAAGTTCGACTTTGCGGGTTTGGAATACAGTATCGGGAAGGTCAAAGCACTCATCTCGTGTATACCGAACCGCAGGTTGCAACATATACTTAACAACCTCGATAGACTCAGGACGTGGTATCCACTTCCATTGTCCAATCTTCATCATAACAGTTTCTCTAAACGCAGTATACGTCTTTGTCAAGTTCTGACTATCAACTAACTTAGCTAATGCCCATGCATCTGTCGGTGCGTTCGGCGTTGGTGTGCCAGTCATCAACCACAAACGTGTTGCTGTGTTCTTATCCATAAACTTGCGGAACAACTTGAAGCGGTTAGTCGATGGGTTACGATACACTGCCGCTTCATCCACGATAATTAAATCAAACATCCCCTGTATCTCATCAATGATGATAGGGAATCCATCGTGGTTAATAATATAGAAGTCATTGTCAGTCTTGAGTAACTTCTTCCTACGCTCACTAGTACCATGTAAGGTTACAGATGAACGGTGTGGAAACTGTGTAAAGATACCATCACCCCATACACGCTCAAGTGTAGATAGTGGTGAGATGATAAGACACTTCTTGATAGCACCAATCTTCATCAGATAGTCAGCCGCCCATAGTGCAGACTGTGTCTTACCTGTACCAATCTCGTTAAGTACCAACGCTTTCCTATTCATTGTAAGGAAAGCAGCAGTCATCTTTTGATGGTCATAAGGCTCATAGTTACCTGACCATTTATAGTAATGCAGTATAGGTGCAGGTGCTTTGATACCTAAGTTTCTTAATACTTTTACTTCGTCAAGTTTGTGTGGTGTGACAACAAGTTCTGCTCCCTTGAACGACATCAGCTTGGCCGTAGGTATAGATTCCAATACCTTGTTCGGATGCTTGAGGTTCAGGGCTAGAGCCTGTGCCTGTTCAACGACAATCATTTATATACTCTCTTACTTCATTGATGGTCTCGTCGTCATAGACCACAAAGCATTTGCCACCTGCCATTTCAATCTCCTTCATACATTTGAGTTGCAAGGCGGTGGGCTTCTTAGTCCTGTCCGCCTTACACTCTATCCCAATAAACTGCCCTTCTAGAATAGCTACTCTATCGGGAACACCTGCACGACCAAACGGTCCTGCTTGTGGGGAATAAAACCAAACCTTCTCAGACTTTAACATCTTGTCAAGTTTATTTTTTATTTTCCCTTCGGGTGTAGTAGCCATTATAGTTATCCTTACAGATATGTCAAGTACTATATCTTAGCATACTCACACATATTCTGTGCAGGGCAGAACCTACATAGACCACTAGGTCTAGCAGGCCAGTTCTCAGTCTCAACAGACTGGTTGATACGCTCTATCCGTGCCAACATATCCGCCCACATAAGATTAGTCTTGTCCACAGTGAACACTTCTGCGTCCATGCTAAGGTCTTTTAACCATACGAAACAAGACTTGACAGACTTAATCTCAGGGAAATGTTTGAATACTTGTAGTGCGAATAGTTGTAGCTGTGTAAAGTCAGGTCTTCGTTTACCTGTCTTCCAATCCATAACCACTGCCGTGTCATCATGCAAGATGAGTACGTCGAGTATGGACCGTAGCCAAGCGTCATCACCCCACCAACTTGTTGGTGTAAGGTTTTCATTTAGACAGAGCTGACGCTCAGCGTGTAGTTCACCACCGCTAGCCATACGTTCTATCGCTTCGCATAAGACTTCGTACTGTTTAGTCTCATCAGTCAGTGGTTTGTTATTGATTAGTCTGTGTTCTAAGTCCGAGTGAATACGCTCACCATAACGAGTTGCTTCACTGCCTTCGTCCTTAATCTCTTTCATAATGCGTTGATGGTAGTACCGCTTCGGGCAGTTCTCATACATCTTGATAGAAGAATAGGAGTGCGTCAGTTTAATATCAGTCATGGTTATTCACCCGATGCTCGACGCAGAACATCGTGCTTTAATGTTTCAAGGAAACCTACTAGACCAACAGTATCATCTATCTTAGTAGAAAACCTTACATACTGACCCTTCACTTTAATAAGCATAACTAGGTCACCTAAGTCTTCGTCCTTTGCAGATGAGACAGTTTCTGTAAGTTCTTTGATTACCTTCAAGGTACTTTCTTTCTTACTCATTTTGCCTCTCCATAGTTTGTGCCGACACCAAGTTCGCAAGCGACAGGTAAATCTTTCGCCCAGCTGGGAGGTGTAGACATTTTCTTGAGAACAAGTTCCTGTGCGTCAGATGATTCTTCACCGGGGACATTGATGATAATCTCATCATGTACCTGAAAAGCGACAGGGTAATGCTTACCAACTGAAGCCATCTGTTCAGATATAACTATACGAGCCAACGCTTGTACTATGTTCTCTGTTACTTTACCACCGTATATCTTTGTCCAATCTACCTTAACTTCCTCGCCTGACATAATTCTTTTTTGTGCCAACTTGCGGAAAGTTCTAGCGTCAGAGATATACTCATACCCATCAGCACCACTACGCAGTGCCGCATACTTTATATATAGACCGTTCGGCAGACGCAGTCCGTCACCGTCGTAACTCACAACATCGCACAACTGACCTGCTCTACCTGCTATCATTTCACCTAACGCGTGGTTGCATCTATTCCAGAAGGACGCAATCTTGTGGTTCTTTCTTCTATATAACTGTACGATACGCTGTGCTTCGTTCTCATCTATGTTGACTGAGATACCACCCATGCCTAACGCCAGTGTATTTCTAAACTTGACATGACCCATGCCATAACCTAGTCCAAGTATGCAGGTCTTACCAACAAACCTTTCAACTTTGTCATCTTTAGTTACTAGTCTACCATAGACTTCAGAAGCAAACTCACTATATACATCTCGTCCTTCACGGAATGCTTCTAGTAAATCCTGTTGTCCTGATACATAAGCAACCATCCGTGCTTCGATTTGTGATGAGTCACAAGCAATCAACACATTACCTAATGGTGCAGACAACGCACTACGGATAGCACCGTTGCGTGGTAAGTTCTGTAAGTTCAGTTTGTCACCACCGCTAAACCTACCTGTATGCGCTCCATAATAGTTAAGCATGATAGGCAGTCGCCCACGCTTCGCTACCTTTATTAAGTTCTCCGTGCGTGTCTCTTCTATTGTGGACTTCGTCCCGAGCCTCGCCGCCACCAAGTTCTGCACGGCAGGGTTAGGATGCTCCAACAAGTTTGTGAATGCTTTGTCCGTCTTAGCGAACGCATAGGTTTCTTTACCTGTACGCAGACTAGTCTTCATCGGTGGTTCAACACCAACAGTCTGTAGTAGTTTGGCAAAGATTTGATTAGACATCAGAGCCTTCTTGACTTTCTCCTGACTCAATCCCTTGAGTGCTAGGTCATCAATAAGTTTCTGTTTGTTTGCTTTGACTTGCTCGAGGTGGTCTTCCAACACTTCAACATTTAGTTCGATGGTTGGTTCTGTATACATCCTCATCGTCTGGTCAATGACTGCCATCTCGGATGGAGGAAACTTCTTAGCAAGTAACTTGAATAGTTTATATGTAAGGTCTACATCGTTGACGCAGTAACTAGCATACCTGTCAAGTTCTTCTGGTGTGAAATCCTTTCGGTGTTTGCCCAAAGCATTAACAACCTCATCACCTTTCTGACCAATACCATAGTGTTTTGCCAAGGCTTTAAGCGAACCACCTACTGTTGAGTTGTGGAATGGTCTAGCCATAGACAGAGTATCAAGCCACAGTTTAGGTTTGATACCGTAGTGCCACGATAAGATAGCACCATCGAACACACAGTTGTGTGCCAGTATTGCTTTGTCAGAGTAGTCGAGGGAGCGTAGGAACTTACCTACATCCTCCCCCGAATACCAATCAGTAGGGTGGTCGTTAACCTTGATACCTACACCAATAACTTCGAACCTATCATCCCGAATGTATGCCTCTGTTGTCATCTTAGACAGCGAGAACTCACGGTCATAATATGTTTCAAAGTCAATGGTTACTATATCCATACCCTACCCCTTCTTGTTTCCTTCTGCTGCGAGTGATGCGTACCCACACATGTCAACATAGTTGTCTATGTTTGATGGGTTTTCCCTCGTGCGTGCTACCTTCAACAACATCAGCATTACAGGGATATACTCAGCAGGAATATAATACCCAAGGTAACTAGACCATAGACCACTAATTGTTTTGAAGTTGGCACTCGCGTCTCCGTGTTCTTTCTCACGGTCTTGCGAGACGATTTGTTCTGCGGTGAAGAGGACTTCGCTGCGAAACCTAGGCGACTTCTTAGTCGCCACCTCCTTAACATCTTTGATGTTAGCCACAACACTATGTGCATACTGCACGGTACAACCCACTGCCTTCGCTACTTCTTTTGATGTTGCATTGGGATTCTTAGTTTTGTAAGCGATTGCTTTGTCTCGCTTAGTGACTTTCTTTCTGCTCATTTGTATCTCCATAGATAGAATAAACTTCCACACCTTTACCACAATGTAAAGAACATTGGTTACATGCAAGAACTGCTTGCTCTGCATTTGCCCCCATTGCTAACGCACCGAATGCGAAATCTTTACCGTGTCCAAAGGCAACTCTTTCATGTCCGTAGCACACAGGGTATGGTGTACCCTCATACAACCACAGACCATTCTCATCGATAGCAATAAGTTGTGACTTGTTTGCATCCGATGGGAACTCCTCTGGTACTGCACCGTTGATATACCACTCACGCATATTTAATATGTCGCGTAGTAGTCCTACCCCCGATACAATACCTATCTTGTTGTTGTCGTTTGTGACATACCAAGCCTTCGATGACACCCATGTAGCACTGCCATCGTTAGCCTGAATGTCTGTCGCTAGACTTAATCCGTCCCAAACTAATACAGTCATATTAAGATGCCTCGCTAAGCGAGACTCCTCCTCTGTATTTCTCAAGATTATCTTCATCGTGTCCTTCTTTCTCGAACACATTGAAGCGTCTACGCATCTCAATACTTACATCGTTCATGACTCTGTCGACACCCTCAATGATTCGTTGTGGTGTGATACGCCCATCAGTATTACCACCCCAGTAGTTAACATTAGATGCTTGCACAAAACCCTTGAGTAATTCTTTGGGGTACTCGTTCTTGCGGATACTATCCTCAAGCAAGTCCAACCATTCTTTGTTAGACCAGTCAGGTTGTTTCCAAGAGTATCGATGTTGACTCTGTCTTTCCTGTTCAATCTCAGCAGCGATAGCGTCTAGTGCATGGACTTTCGCTCGTGCCTTGATACCTTTCTTGAATGCCATCAATGCTCGTCGCCATTCCTTACGCTTCTCTGGTATCTCAATGAACTTATCATCTGGTCGCTTGTTAAGACATTCATTTGTCAACAAGTTGAACTTGATACCCTCGAAGTATGAAGGACATGCATTCATTACTTTGTTAAACCTAGAGTAACTACTTACCTCAGTACCTTCAGGCAGTGGTTCATTTAGTTTCTGTGTTAGTCGCTTGGTATGTTCGATGCGATACAGATTCTTACGATGTCTGTGGAATGCAAACGGAAACCAACGATAGAAAGACGACACATAAGTTTGAGACATACCGATGACATGTCGCTCACTACCAGTAAAGGTAATGATGTTGTCAGGTGTTACCTCTGCTAGTACATTTGTGCCGTACCCATGATTGGTAATCTTGATTGTCTTACCATCGTCCGCCATAAACAGACGGAAGTTTTGGTTAACAGGTTTACCTTTGTCAGGACTTCGGGCAGTTTGAAATGCTGCCAACATTTGTTCATAAGTATTTAGTGACCTATCACTAATCCACCATTCGTACATATATGCCTCCTTACTTAGTTAATTTACTGAATGTAACCTGTGCAGTTAGGTTGCTCAGGTCTGTGTTGATTTCGCTAGCATCTTTCTTCTTACGCTCGACTACTTTCTTGTGTCGTTCCTTTGCATCTTCTGGCACTAAGTCCCACAGTGCAGGCCATGCTTTCAATGCAGGTGCTAGCGTTGCGTATGT